CGAGTAGCTGCGGTATATACCTGAGAACTACCCTTCTTAGGGGCCCAGTTTCCAGTGGTAGTACCACTTTCATCGTAAAAAGTTTGAGTACCCATGACTATGCTCCCATTCCACCAAGGATAGCTGCACGAGCATCAGCCAATGCCTGAGTACGAGCCTGCTCCTGCTCAGCCAAGAACTGAGTTCTCTTAGCGTTCTGATCCTCACCAAACGTAGCCTTAGATTTTTCAATAGCGGCACGCTTGTCGTTGAGCTGGTTCTGAAGGATGCTACGAGCACCCTGATAAGCGCCAGACTGCAACATGCCACGAGCAGCGAAGTCATTCGACAAGCCCTGAAAAGCACGACCAGACTCGGTAGCTTTCTGTCCAGACGATAGGAGCTGACCGTAATCCCAGTTATTAGCGTCTTGCTGCCAACCAAGATCGCCCAAGTTCTTGTTGTAAGTCTCGCCAAAGCGAGCAGCTTCAGTACCCTGTCCCGCACCAAACAGATCTAGAGCAGACTGTAGAGCACGCTCACGAGCCATATACTCAGCAGTCTTCTTCAAAGTTTCTTCAGTAACGTCAGGCGCAGCAGCTTCAATAGGAGTAGCATCTGCCAGATAATTACTTACGCTATTATCGACAGCTGGAGATCCGTTATCTACCGTAGGAGCGGCCGGGGCCGAAGGAGCTACAACAGGGGCAGCCTTAGCTACATACCTCGAAGGAGCCGCTGGCTTAAGGCCAAGCGACGAAGTAAGGTTCTTAGAGTTCTGAGCTGAGATAGCTTGATAGTTTCTCTCACTAGCCATTATTTACCTGCTTTCGCTTTCTTCATCAAAGCGTTAGTACGTGCTTTTACTTTATCAGGAATTGACGCTCCCTTAGGCGTATCATTAGCAAACTTCTGAGCCAATTTAGGATCAGTAGCAAACAAGTATTTACGCTGTGCCTGAGATTTAAAAGGCATTAGTCCTCTTGAGCATCCATTGGCATTGCAGCCATCTTCGACAAAGCACCCTTACGGGCATCAGCTACGGCAGCCTTAGGAGCGGGAAGCTTAGCGCCACAATCGCAGCAGAACTTGTCGTCAGCCTCGCACTCAGCGCCACACTTAGGGCACTCGCAGCAATCTTCCTCTTCTTGATCGAAGTTGAGTTCTAATGAGAAACCCATCGTTACTTACCCGCCATTTTTCTTAGAATGTTACGACGAGCCATAGTTGGTTTAGAAGCGGCAGTTGGCTTAGGAGTCATAGCTGGTTTTTTAGCTACAGCTGCGTAATCTGATTTAGTCGGAGTTACTGTACGAGAAAAAGTTCTAGAACTTGCAGAACCAGCAGTATATTTTCCATCTGGAGCAGACGATGGGGAGTATGACTTACCAGTTGAGGTATTTGTGAGTATGTCTTGCTTTGGACTTACAGATGTCTGCTTATATCCGGGCTTTACGGTATATCCGTATCCCTGCTTACCGGTAGCTGGCACTGTAAAGCTAGAGGTACCAGTACCTTTAATATCTTTACGAGCAGTAGCTTGGCGCTGCCACTTAGAGTTGTTTCCCGGCGATACAAATCCGCCCATAATTACATTCCTCCAGAACGGCGCAAAAGCGCCTCTCGACGAGCAGCCATCTTTCCATCGCGCATGGCATACCCAGACTTATTTTTAACCTTACCAACTGTAGGCATAGGACGACCTCCACCGTAAGTTTTTTTACCTGCGGCCAACGAGTTAAAACCAGCGCCCCCCTGAGAGGCACCAGCAGTAGCTAGTTGATTCGCAAAACGTACAGGCTTCATATTAAAACTATACCTTAGCTAATGGTCTTCGACACTCTTTGGTGAGCACGAACATACGTCATCAAAGAAAAAAGACGGACAGGGGCAGACGATACGGATCCATCAGTAGCAAATTCCAACTTAAAGTTGACCTGTCGAAAACGTAAAGCTTTTAGGAACTTTACAAATTTACGTACAGCAGTACCACTGGCAGTGTCACGAATTGTTTGAACATCTGCACCGGGACGAGCTGGCTGTGACCAGTCATTACCCGACACAAGTGCCCAAGTATACGCGGCCATCTGTGCCCACGTAACAGAAGTATTAAATGTAATTGGAGTAACTGTAGCCGTAACTCTACCACGGAAAATAGCGTCAGCCCCCCACCAGAACAAGCGTTTATATGATGAACTTGATTGATAGTTAAAGTTTTTAGTCTGAATTGTGCAGCTAAAGTTTTCTACATCAAAACCGACAACATCTGATAGGTGAAGAGTTTTAGCTACACGAGATCCGCCCGCAGGTACGATCTTTGAACTAAATAAGATCGCTTCTTCAAAATCATTATTTGTGACAGCGGCAAAAATTTCGCCAATAGCTCCTTGAGTTGGAGATCTCCATACAGACCATGTACGGGTACGAAGACCAAAAACATATAAATAATTGAAATAGCTAAAAATAATTCGGTTATTAAATAGCGATACGGATCTAGCCTGCGATTCATCAATACCTGTACGAGAACCTGATACAAAAGGTACTCGCTGATTAATTTGTTCTGCACGGTTGTTAATAAATTCATAGCCACGTTCGTCATACATGAAATAAATGTAGTTTTCATACGCTACAAAAGATTTCTTATCCGACAGTCCTATGTTAGGAACTAGCAGCGAAATCGTACCCGCGCCGGGATCATTCAAGAACTGGTAAGAATAGATCGAGTTAGTACGGAAAATAACTAGAGAGTTATAGTAAACAGCGATACGTACAATGGCTTGACCGTCACCAGATCCTACCTTGATCGTGTTCAAAGTAGAAGAGAATGTTGGCCAGAAAGGAGACTCTCCAAGCTGGTTAGAGTAGTACATTGTCGTAGCATTGAGCAAAGCATCACGACCACCAGCAACCCAGAGGCGCTGTTTATGTGCCACGATCGTGTCACCACGAGGCATTTCAGGCTCAGCTACGAATCCACCTGAAGGATCCCATCTACCACCGGGGTTAGTAGATCCATAAGGAGCTAATAACCAAGCTTTATTATCAAACTGCGCCATAGACGTAGCTGAGAAAGTATTAGTGATCAATACCCATGCAGATCCACTGTAATAGTACGTTTTCGACAGGCCATCAGAACCAATCAAATACGGTACGTTACCGGGGCCATAAAAATATCCAAGAATGTTTGCATTACCTGTTGCGCCCAAAGGCATATTGATATTGCGGTACACAAAAGGAGGGCGAGACTTCAAAGATCCATCAAGATCAAGCTCAAAGTTTTCACAAACAGTGAGCTCATTATCAGCAATCGCAGTGGGGTCGCTGAATGTGTTTAGACCGCCAGTAAACGGCCCAATTTGTATGGCCTCGCCGGGCATGTAGCCTCCTACCAGCTGTAATCGTCGTAAACAGTAATCTTCTCATAAGTCATATTCTGAGCAGTACGCTCTTCTTCTGACTTTTCATTTAAGCTTGCATCAAACTGCTGAGCTTTGGCCTGAGAATTGGCCATATCTTCGTCCATTTCATACGCCTGTTGTAGGCAGTAACGGACAATATCTTGATAGTACTTATCTGGCAGCGACAGGGTGTCTGATACCAGCGTTACGGGGGTTGGACGCTGAGTGTAATAAAGATCAATGGACTGTACTTCGCTTGGAGCTGGCCAGAACGTAAAAGTTCCTGCCCATTCATACCAAAGTACTGGATCACCTGAAGCAACCATAGTTGGATCTGCTTGGAAAATCTGTTCCTCAGCTTCAGGGAAGCTCATGTTAGGTACACGGTATCCGTTGTAGTGGATAGATTCGATCTGGTGAATGTTATCAGATGGAAAAGTGTACGCTGCTTGGCCTGCAACAGAGGGTGTAGTGCTCTTAGCCTTCAAAACTTTGTTTTTAGCGACAATAACGTCTTGTGCGTCGTTTACCCAACGAATTATGTCGTTGTTTTCTAGCTGAACACCTGACTCATCACCAAACTGTCGCTGTACAGCAGTAAGCACCTCACTTACGAGGCGAGTTTTAGATCCGTAACTCACGAGTTGTAGGTCCTTCCGTTGTGCTTCCAAGTGTGCTTGTTGGTTTTAGCTGCGTACTCAAACATTTCCATGTAGTCGCCGAGCTCTTCCTCTTGCTTCTTTAAGTTCATCAGCTCTTCAGCTGCTCGTTTTGCTTCCATGCGTGCGAACACGTCATCTGGGCGGTGCTTGTCTAAGTCACCTTCAAAGATCCACGCTAACACCTCAGCCGGACGCTGCATCTCCTGATCCGTCAAATAGCGGATGATGTGAGCGGGCATGTTAGCGGGAGAATCAAGAATAGCCCAAGGCTTTACGTCAGTTTCATCCCGATCTTTTTTAGGGATGTAAACGAGGGATAGTGTCGGCTTGTAGTCATTCAAAACCTGTGCAAGGTGTGAATGTGCATCACTGACGAACTCCCCAAGATCCGAGTTCCAGACATTAGCTGTCTGATTAAGTGAAGTTTCCATACCTACGAGTGTATCGTAGCTTACGCCTTAGATGGGTGTACGCTTACCATTCTGCATAAGGAAGAACTTTACACCGGGCAAAAGTGGCTTCATGGCTGTAATGTGCTTAGCGTTGTTGTCAGTGTATGTAGCTAAGTGCAGTCGTCTAACTATGTCTGACTTTTGTTTGTCGATGTCAGTTCCAGATACGTAGTACACCTTGCGACAGTTGGGCATGTTTTCTTTGACCCAACGATCTGTAGCCAACTTGTCAGCTCGACTACGGATGGCTCTAGCTGTGATAATAACAAAAGGCGAGTCGGGAGTGTATATGACTGGAGCACTTGCATAAATATCGGATAGGTTTTTGAAACCTGCTTGCTTGTAGTTGACTGCTGCGAGAGTGTCATCGAGATCGTATCCATCCATAGTTCTATCTTAGAACCTCATAACCGGTGAAACGTGATTCAGGAGTTACTACCCACGAGGACATGCCAGCCGGAGCAGATTGTCCTGAGTAATCTGCAAACTCAGGGGACCCACCGTCCATTGCCGGATTTTGTACAAAGAGTAGGGTCCCAAAGTTGCGGATAATTTCGTGGTGGTAATGGTTCCCCACCAGAACGGTAGCGTCACCGACAGGGTGATGACTTGCCGCCATGTTTTTGTACCAGTTGTATGCTTTGGCTGTTGGATCGCCGCCACTGCCTTTACCGTAGATCGATCCATGCGTGAGTGCGTATATGTGACCTTGAATATCCGTTGTAAGCGCAGGTTCCTCATAAGCGATATTGAAGTTGACGTGCTCAAGTTTCGAGTCACGGGTGGCGGCCATTGCAGTTGCCTCGGCACAGAGCTGGTCCATGTTGTCGTGTCGGTTGTTTCGTTTGCCATTGATTCGGTTCTCTCCGTGGTTGCCGGGTACAGCTACGACACGAACTGTGGGGAACTTGGTTGCGAGTCGGTCGAGACTGTGGAGGAGGATGCCAGTCATGGTCCTGATCTGTCCTCGCATGTCGAGATCGATCTGCCATGACTGGTTTGGGTAGATGGAGCAGCCTTCGATGAGGTCTCCACCGAGCATAATTACCAAATCACCTAATTGTTTCCGGTCATCGGCAATACGTGCTTCTGTAGTCGTTAGGAAATG